TGCATCTTGCGGACGTCGTTGCCCTGCATCTTGAGGACGTGGGTCGCGCGCGGGGTCGTGTCCAAGTCCACGGCCGAATACGGCACAACCAAGTCCTGCGCCGGAACGAACTCCGACACCTCGCGGCCGCGCACCGGATCGTAGTAGACCTTCTTGAAGGTCGAGCCGGACAAGGGGAGATAGAACAGCATCTGGTCCATGCCCGGATCGTATTCCGTCATGACTTCGGTGATGCGGTAGTTCATGAAGTTCTTGACGCGGGCGGCCTGAGCCTCAGTCTCCGGGGTCTTCAGGCCCATGATCTGGGTCTTGACGGGGCCCTGCGACGGCAGGAGTTCCTTGTAAGCCTGCGCTTGGAACTGGGTCACCGACTCCGAAATCAGAGGATGGGTGACGCCGGAGGCTCCCTCAAACGGCTCCATGCGCTCTTCGTACTTGATTCCCAGAAGGTCCAGACCCTTGGCATAGGACTCTTCCCACTCCTGACGGGACCGAAGATCGTCTTCGTAGGCAGCCAAGAGCTCGCTGGAGAGGCTGCGTAGGGTGCTGGCGTCGATGTACTCGGCAAGGTTCGCACCGTGCTCCATTGACCGATCTTCTTGGCCAAACTCCATGCCGTTATCGTCGAGAAGGGCCTGAATCGTCACCCCGCCGTCGGCGTCCTCGATGATCTCAGCACCGCCGGGGAACTCCATCGGCTCATCGACCGAAATCTCCACGTTCGGAGCCAGCAGGTCGTCGGCCAACATCGCTCTGTCAACGATTGCCATCAGTAGTACTCCCGTTTCTTGTGGTGCTGGGGCTCAGACATGTCTTCTTCGCCGTTCAGGGTAACGAAGCCACCCTGCCTGAAACGCATGAGGGCCAATGTCATGCTATCACAAAAGTCATCATGGTCGCCAGATGGGAATGAGGTCACCTCTTCGATGACGTCCTCGGCAAAGGTTTTCTCCACCGGGGCCCAGACGCGCCCTGCTTCGAACAGCGGGGCAACCAAGTGCATCCGGGTGTTCTTGTCAAAGCCGCCCTTACCCCTCCGGCCGGGGCTGAAGGTCAGCGCAGGGATGCCCCGGGCCCGAAATTCGTCCGCCAGCGGCTGTCCGGTGGCCTTGGCTTCGACCAAGACCATGTCCGGCTCCCAGTATTCGTGCTCTTCCCACGCAACTTCCTTCAATTCAGGGAAGGACCACCGCCCGCGCTTGGCGTCGAGCAAGATTATTGCGTCTGGCTCCCCTTCGACGGGTGTAAACACGCCCCAAGTCGTGATTGCGGAGTAGTCGGCCGTCTCTTTCTTGGAAAACGCCGTGTCGTAGGCCTGCAGGACGTACTGGAGGTTCGGAACCTTCTCTTTGTCCCAGTTTTTCCACCACTCCTTGCGGATAATGGCCGATTCCGACGATGTCGGCATCTGCTGCCACTGCGCGGACCATTTTGCGAGGGGCAAAGCCGCCTTGACACGCAAAAGTTCCTCAGTTTTCCAGAATTCCGGCCACAGAGCGTTGCCAGAGGGCAAAATGGCAGGGAATTCGACCACTTCCCACTGGTCGGCGAGGATGTCGTTGCCTTGGGCGGCCAAAAGACGGCCTGTCAGGTCCTTTTTGCCCCACCGCGTCATGACGATGATGATCGCGCCGCCCGGCTGGAGACGCTGGCGGGGGCCGGAGGTGTACCATTCGTAGGCGTTGTCGAAGGCGGTCTCCGACAGGGCGTCCTGTTCCGAGTGCGGGTCGTCGATGATGAACAAATCGGCCCCGCGGCCGGTCACGGCAGCGCCCACACCGGCAGCGAAGTATTCCCCACCCTTCTCCGTGGACCACCGGCCCGCCGATTTCGAGTCTTCCTTGAGCACCGTCTTCGGGAAAATCTCTTTGAAGGTGTCGGAGTCGATCAAATCTCGGACCTTGCGGCCGAACCGGACGGCCAGTTCGGTGTTGTGGGTGGCCTGAATGATCTTGAGCTTCGGATTCCGGCCCAAAAACCACGCTGGCATCAGGTAGGAGGCGAATTCGGACTTCGAATGACGAGGCGGCATGTTGATGATCAGCCGCTTGATCTCGCCCCGGGCCACTTTTTCGAGCTTTTCGGCGATGACCCGGTGGTGGCGGCCTTCGATGAAGTTTTCGTAGACGTGGTGCACGAACGGCATGAACGTCTCTTGAGCCCTCTCACGCACCTCTTGGGTGCGACGGCCCTCAAGGAGCTCCAGATATTCCTTCAACGCGTCGTCGGGCAGAAGTTCAAACTTCGACACTGTCGATATCCTTGCGGTAGTAGCCTCCCAAGCGACTATATCCGAGCCGTTCTACAAGCTTACCGACGCGATCTTGGGACACATCGGAGCCAAGGGTTACAAAGACAGCTTTTGCCCGGCAAAGTCTAGCCCATTCGGACAGGTGCTTGAGCAGGCGAGGGCCGACCATCGAACCCCGGGCCGCTTTCCCCACGAACCAGATGTGGTCGTAGACGACCGGGTCATCCGAGAAGAAGGGCGCGTCGAGGTAGGCAGCGATGATGCCGAGTATCTGACCTCGGTCCTCGGCCACCGCGACGAACATGTTCAGGTTCAAGATGCACGAGACGATCTCCGTGGCCGCCTTGGCCTCGCTGAACGACAGCGTCCGGAACGAGGTTTCCGCATGCATCTCCTTGGCCAAAGCCAAGATGCCCGGCAAGTCTTCCGGCAGCGCTCTGCGGTAGGTGGCCATCAAGCGAGACTGGGCAAGCCAAAACGCTGCAGCGCCGCACCACGCTCCGGACGCGGCCGGGGTCGAGGGCTGGTGCGAAGCGAGTCGAGAGGGACGCAGCCCCCAGACACCACGTCGTAAACGTAGCCCGCCGGGCAGTATTCCGGGGAGCCTTCGTTCATCATCTCAAAGCCGGTCATGACGGCGTCCATGCGGTCCTGTCCGGTGAGGGCCGGGTCCTCGGAAACGCCCGCGGAACCATAGCTCAGGGCAGTGTCGCCGCCGAGGCGCTGGCTGCGCTCGTAGCCTTGGTTGGCCGAAAACTTCTGGGCGTAGTCCAGCAGGCTGGTTCCGTAGGCGTCCTCCGGGTTGTACTCTCCGCCGGACTCAACAAACTGCCGCATGCCAGCCTTTCCGCCAAGGTGGGCCATCGAGATCATCGCCTCAGGCGTCATGGTCACGCCCGCGACGTTGGAGCCAAGATACCGGTCCAGCCCCTGATCAAAGACGTAGTTCATGATGTCAGACTCGTGCCAAGCCTGAGCGTCCTCTTGAACGGCCGGGTTGGCAAGGAATTGCTCCATGGAGTAGTCCGTGCCCATGGCCTTATTGTAGTCTTGCAGGCGCGCGGGGCCCCACTGGTATTTCCCAGAGTATCCAAGCGTGTTTACGACGTCGTAATCGCCGCCGCTCTCAGATTGACCAAGCGCTTCCCTAAATGTCTGGGCCATGGGTTATCTTCCAAGGTTGGGGTAGGCAGCGAAGATGTCCAAAAAGTTCATCGGCGTCAGCTGCTGGCCACCCATGAACGCCGTTCCATAGTTGATGGCAGGGTTCTGGACGCCCATGCCGTAGACCGGGGAGTCCACGAAGATCGGAGCCATGGGCGTGGTCGGAGCGCCAATCTGCGCGAGATTGACCGGCGGAGTGGCGGGAGCAGCCCCCGTCGGTGCGGCAGGGTCCATCGGTGCAACTGGTTCGGGCGCAGCGGGCTGCAGCGAAGCGATGCCGCTGCGGTCTGGACCGTCACGTCTATCGCGCTCCGCCTGCGCTGCCATAGCCCGCTCAGCGCCGTATCGGTTCCGGGCAACGTTGGCCGGATCATTGGACGTCAGGCCGCGGAACGAAAACGCGCCGTACTCGGGCGCAGCGAAGGACTGCCCGGTCCGGGTGTCCATGTAGCGCATGTCTTTGCCCGTGCCGGTCTTGACTACATCGGGGCGGGCCCTCGGGCGGTCGGCCGCGGTCGGACCCTTATTGCCACCAAACATGTTCCCAAAGAAACCGCCAAGACCGCCCTTGGCAGGGGCTTCAGCCGGAGCAGCGGACTTTACACCCTTATCCTTGGCCTTAGCCGGGGCTGCGGATGCGGACCTGTTTCCCGCACCCACGTTAGCCGGACCTTGGCGATCACGATCCTTGGGAGCCATGCTACTTGCCCTTTTTCTTCTTCTTCGGAACCCCTGCCTCGGATAAGGCAATGGCGATGGCCTGAGCTCGGCTCTTGGCCTTCGGTGCCTTCTTCGGGCCCTTGGGGTCTTTGCCGGAGTGCAGCTTGCCCTCCTTGAACTCGCGCATGACCTTGGCGATCTTGGAGGACTTTTCCATCAGTAGGTGCCCGAGAACTTGAAGCCGCTGACCTGCTGCTTGCCGCCTTCCGGCAGGGCAACGCCCTTCGTGCCCGGGTAGTCCAGCTCCGACATCTTGGCGTCGTAGTCAGCCGCCTTCTTGTCGTTGGACTTGACCTTCACGGCCTTGAGTTTTCCCATCTTGTCCATCACATGGCCCCTTTGTACTTGCCGCCGCGGCCCGCCATCACGCAGCCGCCGTTTTTGTAGCCCATGACCATGCCGCCGCCAGCCTTCTTCACCATCGGCTTCAGGTCGGCACCGATTTTCTTGCCGCCGGAGCCGGTGACACGGATGCCCATGGCCTTCTTGGCGTTGGCAACGTCTGCGTCTGAAACAGGCCCGGCAGCCTTGAGGTCCTGCGCGAGGGCCTTGGCTTCGGTGCCGTCAGTGATCAGGCTTTCAAGGCGCTTCATCTTCGCAGCCTCATCGGCGCGGTCGCGCAGCGCACCCATACGCTCTTCCGATGGGCGGGGCATGGGACGAATCGACTTCTTCGGTGCAGTTTTCATGAGGGGCTCCTTGGCCAAGGTTGGGGCAACAATAGCAGAGGTTTCACCGGAGTGCAAAAACAACCGATCAGAACGTCCCCTTGAAGACGTTGCCCTTCTGCATGATCCCGCTCAGGGCGCGGATGACCCGGCCACTCTTGTCCCGCTGCTTGTAGCCCTCGCCACCAACAGGCTTCGAGGGCACAGGGCCGAGGACATCGCGCATAGGCTTGTCAGGATAGAACGGAAACTTCTCCCGCAGCTGCTCCTGATAAACCGGGCGTTTTGAGGGGGTGCCTTTTTCGCGCATGCTGAAGCTCCGAGGTCCGTGGTCCTCGGTACAATAGCAGGGCAGCAAGGGTTTCTCAATGACGAAGGCCCGCCGGAGGAGTGGCGGGCCTTCGGCCTCACGTCGAAGAGGGAGAACAATTCGACGGAGGCTATCCTGCGAGGGGTTTAGTTTACGCAGGAATTACAGCAGCAGGTTCTTGTAATGCTCCATGACGTCGCGCGTTTCTTGCTCCTCGGCAGCGTCCTTCTTGCGATCCGCCAAAAGCCGCCGCAGCGCCTTCACATTGTAGCCCTTGGCCT